ACAAATCGGAAAAAAAATGAATGTAAAATATAAACCATTAATTTCACCAAATAGTGCTAGTCCGTTAAATCCATACGGTGTTAATTCGTGGTTATTTAAAGACTTAGATAAGAAAAATAAGTTATAATTTTAAGGTAAATTTCATATTACCCGAATCATAAATTTTTAAAAATCCAGCATCATTCATTATTTGATGCTCGGTCTTCGCTGAATCATGTCCTGAGTTAACTAATACATTTTTTCTATACTTATAACGATATTCACGTATTAAACTATTTTTTTTAAAGTAATAATAATTTGGTTGAGTGTTATATTCGTGCTTGAAGCCTAATTTTAAGTATAGACTTCCATTAGAATATCTTCTATCTGCATATGTTGTTATTAATTCAGGTTTATAAAATTTAATGAAATATTTTAGTAATTTACTTGCACCGCCAACTACTTGTGTGTTTAGCTTATTACAGAATCTTAACATTTCATATTCACCATTATTATTTTTTTTATTCCCCATAACAATACGCTTTTTTCCAAACGTCATAATTGATACCAAATTATCTTCGTGGAAAAGTCCTAATTTAACATTACTTCCAACATTACCTTGTAAATGATTTTCTTTTAAAAATTTAGACGCAATCTTTGAATCAATTTTTTTTATTATACATTTACGTGCATAATATATATTTTGAAATATTCCTACTTTAGATTTTAATATTGATTCAACAATCGATTTTTTATTTACCCATTCATCTTCAAAAATCTGTATTAGTTGAATATTATTATTCTCGCAATCATTTGTTTTATTGATATGATATTTTTTTTCTTTAAATAAGTTAGAATGCCAATATAAACCATTATATTCTATACCAATTTTATAATCTGGCAAATAAATATCAATTTCCTTACCATTAAGAATTGTTCTTTCGTTTTCAACGTAAGCAATTTTATGATTTTTCAACATATTTTTAATTTCAATTTCTGGCTTCGTTTCCAATAACGAACAAGATAGACATGATTTTCCAGATAAGTGGTCGTTGGGTGTTTGTTCGAACATTCCGTGCTTATCGCAAATAATTTTAATTTTTGTTTTAGCGTCTACGTACTCTGTTTTAGAATAATCATACTTATTCCCAAATACACTTATTGCTTTATCAATAAAAGCTTCAGATGCTGTGCTTTTTTTACCATTGCCAACTATATCAAAACCACACTTAGGACAACCATGACCACGTAAGTGATTATCTGGTGTTTGTAAGAATTCACCATGTATTAAGCAATTAATTTTTATGACTGTTTTAGAATTAACATATTCAACATTTGAATAGTCATACTTATTATTGTGCACGTTATTTGCGTCAATAATAAACTGTTCATTAGTTTTCAAACTAGATTTACCACATCTACCACATCCACTTCCCGATAAATGCGCATCGCCTCTTTGTTCAAAAATTCCATGTATGGGGCAAATAATTTTTTGTTTTGATTTAATTTGTGCAGTTTCAATTAAATCATATTTATATTTATCTCCATGAACAATTCTTGCCTTATTAATAAATTTATTTTTTTCCATTTTCAAGTTTTAGATATTCAATATCTTTACTAATTAAACTAAGAATTTGCTTTGAATAAGTATATTCATTTAATTCACACAATTTTTTATATTCATCTTTAAAATTATTATTTACTCTAATAACAATTTTTCCGTCTTTATTTTGTTTACCAATAATATTATTTTGTTATAACATTAAATACTGCAAATATAATAATGATTTACCAATATCAAGTATTTATATAAAATTTTGTCTTTTTTAGATAAAAAAAGTATTTATAAAAAACTATAATAAATTATAAAAATGGCTGAAGAAAATAAAAGAGGCACAGTATATCAACAACTCAATAAGTTGTTAAATCTCGATGGGTTTGGTTTTCAGGATTCACAACCATCTATATCACAATCAACACCTTCAAAAGAAAGTAAGATTATTATAAAAGGCATGACTCCTGAAGAAATTCATAAAAAGGGTCTTGAATTAGAGCAAAAAAAAGAACTTCAAAATAAATTTTTTAGAACAACCGATAGGGGTTTTCAAAAAGCACTTCAATATGAAGCAGCAAGGCTTCCTGCATACATAGATTATGAAGGTATGGAATATTATCCAATTATTTCAAGCGCATTGGATTTATTCATGGAAGAAGCAACAACTATTGGTATTAATGGTAAAATGTTAAATATATATTCCAATAAGGAACGTATAAAAATGTTATTGGAAGAATTATTCTATGAAATTGTAAATGTTAATGTTAACCTACCCTTCTGGATAAGAAATACGGTTAAATATGGTGATAATTTTGTTTTATTATATGGTGAAAGAAAAAAAGGTATTACACATGTAAAACAATTAGTTAATTACGAAATTGAAAGATTTGAAAGAATTCAAAATGGAAAACCAGTTGTTAAATTTAAAGAAAGAATGACTGGTGATGAATTTAATGTTTTTGAAATAGCACACTTTAGATTATTAGGTGATGATAAGTATTTGCCCTACGGAAGTTGCTTATTATCAGATAGTTACATAAAAACACAAAGTGGTATTAAAGAAATTAAAGATATTGTAAAAGGGGATATTGTCACTGGTTTTGACATTAAAACACAAAAATTAATAAAAAGTAATGTATTGGATGTTGTATGTAATGGTGAAAAAGAGGTTTATCGTGTTTCAACATCACACAATTATATTAAGGCAACTGATAATCATAAAATACTTATTTATGATTACAAGGATAACAAATTTAAATATGAATTTGTTTCAGAGTTAATGATTGGTGATGGATTGGTTATTAATAAATCAGATGATTATTCTGAAAAAATTGAAATAAATAAAAAGAATGAAATAAAAGAGTATAATGGGAGAATCTACAACGCATTTACTGATGATTTAAAATATATTCCAGAATATGTTGATGAAGACTTTGCCAGAATGTTTGGTTTTTTATTGGGTGATGGTGGTATCAACAGTAAACGACCATATATGGTATATTTTGCATATGGTGTACATGAAACAATAAATAAAAAATACATTGAATTATTAGAAAAATTCTCAGGTAAAGAAATTTATTTAAGAAAAAATAAATCATATAACAATGGAATAGCATCTGCTGTTGTTAATTCTAAATCATTAGCGACAGTGTTGTTAAACATGGGATTCGATGGAAATGCTCGTAATAAAAGAATTCCTAAGTGGGTTTATTCCACATCCAAAGAGATAAGAAAAGCATTTTTAGAAGGAATTATAGATGCAGACGGTTGTGTTAATGTTGATAAATGGAATTGTAGAAGATTCCAAATTGAATTATCAAACTATTCATTAATTAATGACATTAAATTACTTGCACAATCCCTTGGTTATAAAACTGGTAATATTAATAAAAGAAAACCAAGAAAAAAAGATGTTTTGATTAACGGTAATAAAATAATTAATATTGCCGATTCGTACATGCTTTATTTTTATGAAAGTGAAAACACTCAAACTAAATCTTCGGATATTGAGAGTAGGAAAACCAATGATTTTATTGTCGAAAAAATTAAATCGATTAAGCCTGACGGAAAAGGATTTGTTTATGATATTCATGTTGATAACGAAAATCATAATTTTTTTGCTAATAATATTGTAGTCCATAATTCTGTGCTCAATAAAGTACGTAGAGTTTTCAGGCAATTGGTTATGGCGGAAGATGCAATGTTAACTTATCGTATTATTAGAGCAGGTGAAAAGAAAGTATTTAAGATTGATGTTGGTAATATTGATGAGGATGATATTGAAGAATATATCTACAAGGTAGCAACCAAGTTCAAAAAAACTGCTTCAGTTAATCCAAATGATGGTCAAATTGATTATCGTTTCAATATTTTAGGTAATGATGAAGATTATTTCTTACCTGTAAGAAATGCAAATACTCAAACAGGTATTGATACACTTCCGGGTGCTGCAAACCTTGATGCAATACAGGATATTGAATATCTTCGTGATAATTTATTTATTGGTCTAGGTATTCCAAAACCATTTTTAAGTTTTCAAGATGCTGCTGGTGCTGGTAAGAATATGGCACAATACGATATTAGATTTGCAAAGAAAATAAATCGTATTCAACAAGCCATGATTCAAGAACTCAATAAAATGGCAATAATTCATTTGTATTTGCTTGGATATACTGGTGAAGACCTCAATAGTTTTACTTTAACACTTACAAATCCAAGCACACAACAAGAATTGTTGAAATCGGAATTGATGCGAGATAAAGCGCAAACATATACTGAATTAACACGTGCTGAAGGTGGTATTGCTGCAATGTCACATACAACTGCAAAACGCATGATATTCAATATGTCTGATAGAGAAATTGTTGATGATTTGAAACAACAAAAAATGGAAAAAGTTGTAATGCAAGAATTACAAGACTCTCCAGTTATAATAAAGAAATCTGGTTTATTTGCTGATATTGATAAGAGATTTGGTGAACCAGTTGAAGGAATACCTGTTACTGGCGGTACTGAAGGTGGTATGCCACCTACTGGTGGTGCTCCTGCTCCATCTTCAACTGGTGCTCCCGCTATTGGTGGTGCTCCATTGGGTGGTGCACCTACTGGTGGTGCTCCTGAAGGTGGTATTGGTGGTGCTGCACCAATTGGTGGTGGTGAAGCAGCACCGTTAGCAGAACAAATGAGAAAATTAACGAATGAAGAGTATAACAAATATGTAGAAAGATTAGTGTATGGTTCAACAAAAGAATCTGAGGTAAAAAATGAAATTAGACATAAGGCAATTATTCAAGAAAATAATGAAATTGTAAATAAGTTCAATAAAAATGCCGAACAAATGATTAATGAAATTGATTTTTTACTTAATAAAAACGAAACTATTAATACTCAACAAAAAATAAACGAAGGTGAAGATGTTAATTTAGAAGACCTTGAAGAAATTGATTTAAGTTAATTATTAATGTAATTTATTTAAATATTACAAAATAATAACATTTATAACTAATTGCAGTATTTATAATAAAATTGTGTCATACCATATGAAAAACACCAACATAGGAATAGTTAATTTGATGGTTTCAAACAAACTAAAAGATTCATATTTTAATGAAAAATTAATTGATGAATCTAAAAAAATTGCATTTGATTTTTTTGATGTTGTAAAAAATTCACCAATTTTACAATTGGAGTTTAAGGTGTTCAATAATATGGAAGATAAATATATTGAAAACGATATTGCTGCAACTCGTTATATCGATAATAACATAAAACTTTTTGAAGTATATACCATTGAAGAAATTGAAAAGGAGCGTGAAAAATTATTACCGTTTATTTCTGAAAGTCATAAATTGAACAATAACGATGAAAGAATTAAATTATTTAACGCTGTTGATAATTTAATTGAAGAATCGCTTAAACGTTCTGATGAGATAAATGTTGATAGTATTCATGAATCATTCACCTATGTTTTAAATCATATAAAAACACAAAAAAAGCAATTGGTTGAAGGTGTTGAAGTAAAAGAAATTGATGATAACATCATTGAAATTGCTGTGGATAAGTTTAACGAAAAATACGAATCACTAAATGAAGATGATAAAAATTTACTTCAAACACTTATTAAAGCAAATGATGAAGAAAAATCAAAACTTCTTGAAACCTATAAAAACGATACACTTCAAATACTAGAAGGCATTAATAAAGAAAATACTAAAGATAATGTTGCCAAAGCAATTAAAAAAATTAAAGAAATGACATATAGAAAAGATAATGTTGATGACAACATTATCAGTCTATATGAACTAAAAAAAGAAATTCTTTAAGAAATTGTACTCGATTAAGTACATTCAGCTAAATATTTATCAAACGGTTCGTTAAGTTTTAGGAAATCATATCCAAAATATCCATGTTTATCAAATGTTTTATTTCCCAATAAGTTAAATATACGATATACATAACCAATTCCTTCCATCTGATAATTTCTTGAATCTGTTGCACTTGCGATTGATTTAGTATATGAAGGATATGAATGTTTAGGTCCTCGATTATATCCAAATAATGCGCTACTTGCTAAATTATCACAAAGACTTCCAATATATTTCATATAACAGCATTGTCCCTTAATCATTATTTCAGGATTATCTATAATATTTTGATGTAACGTTGCTCTATTTTTTTTACCCTGTGGTTTATCAACAGTAAATGTTGATGCAACTTTTGTATTACCTGATAGATTTTTTGTTATTGCTGAAATTTCAGCACTTGTAAATTTTTGGTCTTCTTGACTTGAATATTTATTCGTAACAATAACATCAAATACTGCTTCAGTAATAAATTGGCTAATACCTGAAGCAGTACTTGTTAATGGATATGCCCATACATTATATCCAGATTCTGCATATGCTTGTGCTGCAATAATATTTGCATCAAGTTCAAATATTTTTGAATACTTATTAAACCAAACAATAAGTGCTTCACCTAATTCTTGATTTGTATTTATTTTTTTACCATTATATTGTGCATTAGAATACCACGTTTTTACTGGACATGGCGGTGAACAAAAAGGTAAATGACCATCCATATTATATAGACTGTCTTTTTTGGAATATTTTGCACTACTTTTACCATCCAGTAATGTTCTACTATCACCAGCACAAACTTTTCTTATAAATGCTTTTCCCGACTGTGTTAATCCACTATATGCCATAATTATCCTAATTTTAATGTATACATTGCATTATATTTAACTTGGTCATATTCAGTTGTTAATGCTAATTGCGTGAATTGACCTGATGTTGTTGAACCAAGTTCATTTCCAAAAGTTGTAAACGCAATTGGATTGGTAACTCTTGGTATTGGGTATTTTAATACTTTAGTACCACTAAATGTTGTAGTCATTTTATTGGCTGAAATATTATGTTCAACACTTAATATTATATATGCACCATCAAACATTGGAATATTTTCTAACTGAAAATATTGTGTTGGTTGAATCATAGCATTACCCAAACCAGTTATTGTTGCTCTATATGACCTATTTTCATATAAATTATATAAATTTTGTCCTTTTGGTGTTGGTGCATTTATTTTATTATCGCCAGCCAATCTTGATAATATTTGAATTGATTCATTAGTATCGGTATATTCCTTACTATCGATTTTAATATTATTGAACATTGATTGATTTTGTTCACCAAATCTTACTCTAAATGCACGAACTTGTCTCCAAGGAAAATCTTTATTTCCATTAGTTTGTTCATCATTAACCGTATTAAAATCTTGTGGTTTCTTAGTTGAAAAATCTTGTACATCGGGATTGCTTAAATCAATAATACCATCATTTTCAAAATTATTTGTTGGTACTGATGGATAATTTGAAGCACCACCGATATACATACATACAAAAGAGGATGAAGGCGTTGTTTCAATATTACCGCTATAAATTTTAAATGAATTCTCCCACGATTTTTCAAAAGACCCACCCTCCAATTCATAATTCATAAAGTTTTGTAAGGGGAAAAATTCAAAACCATTTGCTGACAATAATTGTGTCAATACTGAAAATACACTAATGTTTGGGTCATCCAATATGTTTGTAAGTATTTCGGTATTAATAATTGTATCACCAATAGGATTCATTGCCCTATCAATAAAAGCAAATGAATCAATTAAATTTTTACCCGGTTTATTAAATGGATATCCAAACACATTTTTCTCAATTGGTGCAGTTAACCATTTATCATTTATATTTTTTAGTGAATAGTATGTCTGTGTAATAATATCATTATCGCCCTTTATTTTTTTCTGTTCCTCTGCTTCTTCCTTTTGTTTCTTATTCTTTGCAATAATTTCAGAATCTAATTTTGCAAAAAATGTGTTGAAAAACGTATCATTGATTTTCTTTTTTTCATTGATTTTATTTTTAGCATCCATTAAATTAATCGTTAAGAGAGAATCATATGTATTTGGTAGTGTTGACATATCTTCCATCTTGAACGTTATTTGACTATAATTGATAATATTTTTTCTAGTAATTAATGTTGTT